AGAATCCATTGGTTACTCCTCTCACTTAATTAAAATAATCTTGCTCCCTTTCAGCAAGTGTACCTGTTTCAAGTACAGATTTAATATGTTGTTCTACTAAATCCAGTGCCTTGATTGTTATATATAGCCTATCTCTTTCCACCTCTTCAGAAACTTTAGTGTTTAAAAGATGTGTAATTAGTGCTTCTCTTACTGTTATTAGAGCCTCTTTAAATAAAGGATTATCTAATAATTGTTGAGCTTCTCCAGCTCTACGAACTTCCTCTCCCTTCTTCTTCCCCATACTTAACTCCCTATCTTAACAGCCCTTTCCTGTTCTCTTTCTAATACAAGCTCTTGTTGTTTAAGTGCAAGTTCTGCTTTCTTAATCTCAAGTTCTTGTGCCTTAATCTGCATATTTACTTGTGCTTCTTGTCTCTTAAGCTCCAAGTCTTGTTGTGCTATCTCAGCATCAACTTGCATCTCTTGTTGTTTGATTGCAGACTCTTGTTGTATCTTCTGCATCTTAACTTCAATTTCTTTAGCTTTAAGTTGAGCTTCCATCTGCTTGGCTTTCTCTTCTGGAGAAGGCCCTTGATTTTGTGGAACGTCCTGATCGCCTGGGTTTGTAATAAAGTCATCTACATTCTTCATACCCATAGCCTTTATCTGTTCAGCTACTAAGTTGTACACATTCTTAGGCTTGAGTAACATACCTGCTGCTGGGTGTTGTGCAATCATTTGTATTGTTTGCGACAATCTACCTAAGTGCATAAGGTTCATATCCTTATTGCCAAATCCTAAACCAACTTGTGCAGTACAATCTAGGTTGTCTTTCCAATCTTGTGGATAAAGACTAACCCATTCATTGTTCAATCTTACAAGTTTTTCTGGCTTCTCAAACTTTTGGACCAATTGATATACACATTTTGCCAGGTCCTTCATTCCTGTTTCAGCGAATACTCTGGCTATTAATTCTATTTTTTGCTGTGCTGCGGTCATAACTTGACCTACGCCTGTAGCAGTTTGGTGAGATTTTAACCCACCTTCAGATAGACCCATTGAGTTCTTGCTAACACCAGTTCGTTCTTCTCTAATGCTATCTAAATACCCCAGCATATTAAAAGAGTTCTGGTCTAGTTGTGGTGTTCCCAGTGGGTTGACAGCACCTGGTGTTCGTACTCTTACGATTCCACCTGGTCTAGAAGTCATTAGGTCATCTAAATTAGCTTGTCCTTCGACTACTTCATAACGCCCATTATTTGTTAGGTACATATTATCTAACAAGTTACGCATTAAGGTAGTCTTAATTAGTTGAAGGTCGGAGATTAAGTCATAAATACTCAGACCATAAAACTTATGAGGCATTGGAATAGGTGTAAGGGAGGAGAAGGGAACACTATCCACAGCCTCATTATCTAACAGTTCGTCTCCAACCTTCGTTACTTTTCTTAATTCTGCTATACCATCGTTGTCATAGTCTACTCTCAAGTAGCATTCTGTGACCCAGATGCCATCATCTATATCACCTTCTGGTGCATTGTCTTGTTCGTGTGAGAACCTAGCAAGTCTTTCAGATTTATAATCTGCTTCATCATTATTGAAAGCATTATCTATCTTTGATTTAGGATAGCCTTGTTCAATTAGTTCTGACTTCGTTCTCTTAACTCTATGAGCAACAAACCTTGCGGTATCGATGGTCTTGGCATACTTATCAATTAAAAATTCTTCTGGCGGTACAGCCTCTATCCTAACCTGTCCGTCTTCATATGTTCGATTTACTACAACATCGTGAGTTATTTGTTGACCTTCCTGATCAAGACCATTCTCAGTATGTTGTTTTACATCTATATTATCGTCCATTAAGAGGGCGGTGAACTCTTCTTCAGTTAAGTTCTTATACTCTTCTCTTAATGTCTCACTGGTGTCATCCCAGTAATGTTTAACAATACCATTCTTTTGTAGCAGAGCATCCTTAAACCACTGGTATATAATAGAGAACCCAGGATTCTGACGCATCATAACGTAGTTTACATAGTCTGTAGACTGCTTCGCCATAGGCACATCTTCTGGACCTTGTGGTTCAAATTGTACTACCTTATCGCCTGAAGTAAATATCTTCATAAGGCTAGGCATAATCCATTCGATTACATCTGCTACATCTCTAGTGACAATTTGAGAACGGCCCTCTTGCTCATTACCATACTTCTTACCGTAATAACGGTCCATCGCATCTGAGCGTTGTGTTGTGAGCTTACCATCTTTGTACCCTAGAGCGGAACTTATTTCCTGCTCTAAGTGAGCAGATAGCTCCCTCTTTGTCATTTTAGCCATAGATTATTTACCTTTATTTATAGGGTACTTTGTTTCTTTAGGTGGTGGTGGACTCTTACTTACAATCTTCATTATCTCTTTGATGTCTTTAATGTCCTCTGCCATCTCTAATATTTTATTTTCAAACCATTTCGGATTCATATCTTCTCCTATACTATCCAACTTAAATCAGTCTTAGGTAGTTCCTTTCCCCAGACACTATCGTTGCCAGTAAATACTACATCTGTTATAGCTAAGTACCTAAAAGCATCGCTGGCGTGTGAAGTCCAATCGTGGACTGGCTTCTGACTCCAGATTTTCTTCTTATCATCATAACTACTTCTATACTGTAGTAATGCTTCTAATCCCTTCTTGGTTTTCTCTTCATCAAACCAGCATTTGTTCAGGTAAGTTCTAGTGGTATCAATACCATCCATTACCTTTAATTTAGGTGCGACTTGGAAATCTATTCCTAAGTCAAAGGCTAGGTCCCTTCTCGATTTGCCAGTAGAAAATTCTCTAACTACTATATCGTGTGGTGCAATATGAGCACCATACCTATACCCTTTCTTATTTAGTACATCTATATAGAAGGGCAAACCTTCATTTGAACTTTCAAAATAATCTATAAGGTGTACTGACTTCCCTACAAATTGTGCAAACCAAATTGAGGTTGCATCTGAAACCCCAAGGTCCCAGCAAGTTACTACCTGTTTAGACGGGTCATAAGGGACTTTCCCCACTCGGTCTTCTTCATAGCAAGTTTCAACCTCTTTAGCATAATACGCACCTCTAAGTGCAGCAGACCAAGAACACTCGTATTCTTGTTCAAATTCAGTTTCTGCCATATCCTGTTTCGCAAGTGCCAATTCTTCATCATCTAATATTCCTGTTTCACTCGCCTTATATAAGAATCTAGCCCATCCCTTCTTCTCTGGTGCTGAGTGGTATAAATCGTAAAAATCATTTTTTCCCTTTGGTGTGCCAATAAATATGGCATACCCCTTCCTGTCACTAAGTGCTGGTCTCACTACCTCAGAGAACATCTTTGGGTTCATCTGAGCAAATTCATCGAGCACAACTCCGTCTAAATAAATTCCACGAAGAGTGTCATAATTGTCAGCCCCATAGAGCTGTATTCTAGCTCCCATAAAGTCAACTCTAAGTTCTGCTTCATTGAACTTGACTTCTGGAAATACTCTACATAGTCTCTTCAATTCATCCCAGGCTACTGTCTTAGCCTGTTTAAATAGTGGTGCTATATAAGCATATCTCGGTGCTGGCTTGCCAGATATAACATCCTCAATAGAACTCTTAATCAATTGATTAATAGCAAATACAGTCTTACCAAACCTTCGATGACATACAACAACATTAAATCTATCTAAATTATTGTGTATTTCATTCTGCAATTCCCTTGGTGTATAAGGAATTACTACAGTTTTCCTCTCCTCTTGCATAGGTATTAGTGTACCTTATCGTCTTTATCCCTTAGAATCTGGTTTGCATCTGCAATATCGGCGGCATCCTGTGCCCACTTAATATCAAAGGTCCTATCTTCTACTACAACAGTATGTTTTGGACTCCAGCCAGCCTGCGTCTTTAACCAAAACGTAGTCATACTAGGAGATTCACCTGATACTGCCATTTCGTAGGCTACACCAGCAACGCGGGCGGTGCGTTTCTCTTTACCTACTAACAAATTATGTGCAAAATATTTTGTGAGAGTAGCATTACTAATACCCATAACTTTAGCTATTGTATGCTGGTCTAATCCAATAGTAACCATCTCTTCTACCTTAGAATAATCGTCATCAGTAGGTCTATATGTCTGTCCTCGCTTGATTCTAGACTTTTTACCGCCTGCTGCCTTAGATTCCTTAGACAAACCGCCAGTTGGTCTACCCAACTTACGTTCAATCTTGATTACAGCATCTGCTGGTACTATTCCTTTAGCAGAAGCTACAGCATATCTAGCTTCTTCCTCTAATTCTTCCTCAATTAGCCTGATCTCGGCTTCTGAATCGGTTGAAATTTTGCCTTTATTCGCCATACTTAGTATTATACCTTAAATTAATATTGTTTTATCTTATATCCTAGAATATTCTAAAGGATTTTATATAGGGGAGTTGGTAAGGTTGCTCTGCTTTAGAACTTTCTAGGTATAGAGTGTGTTTCCTTGTAAAGATACACAATATTATATACTATAAGTCCCTCTAGGTCAACCCCAATTTATATAATTGTGCCGAATCTGGTTGAAAAATAATAATTTTACTTGTGAGTGGGTTTCGCTCGTGGTGTAAAAAAACAAAAAGGGTGGCGGGGCGTCTTTCCTCGGGCAAAAACGACCGCCCCGAATCGGTCGGGGATATGCTCGAATTATCGCGGGGATTGTCGCGGGATATTTTCGGAACACGTTCCGAGTTTGATTTTTTTGGCGGGCGTATTCGAGGGTTCTATGTAATAAACTTCATACCGAAAGTTTTATTATTGCTTGCAATCTAGAAATCCATAGGTATACTTATTTTATCGGTTGCACTTTCGCGGTCGATTTAAAATAAGGAATATATGACAACAGCAAAATTAAAATCTAGCCCTAAGGCGGGCAACAAGGCTACTACTAAGGAAATGACTCAACGCGTAGCGGGTTCAATGAAAGACTTAAACAAAGTACTTGAACGCGAGCAATTGAAAGACTCGAAAAAATCCGAGGTTATCAATAGTAGTAATTCAATGGGCGATACTTTGGACAGCCTAGACAATTGTAGTGAGTCAATTAAAACGCTTGACCAAACAATTGACAAGGCTATCGAGGGCGGTTTATCAATACAAAAACAAATCGAGGAA